CTTATTGACAAGCTAGATAAGAAGTTCGGGAAGGGAGTTGTTCGAGTCGAACCAGCTGGCTTATTGGTTTCGCTCCCACGAGGCGAATAAATGGCCGTTACTACTATTTGCGGGCCGGCCTCGTCAACGGCTGGCAATCCTGCAGGTCCGTGGCGCCCGGTAACAGGCGGCGCGAGCGGCGGCGGTATTGCTACGGAAGCTAATACTCAGGGTGTAATCCGCAATCCTGGAACTTTTTCGCGGCTGCAACTCAATCAAAATGCTGTTGGAATTACTTATACACTGCGCAAAAACGGGGCGAACAGTGCGCTCCTTGTAACGTCAACGGCAACTGCTGGCATATTTACCGATAGCACGCACTCGGTCGCGTTCGCGGCTGGCGACAAGCACGCTTTTGCTCTTTCAACTTCAGGTCATACAGCATACGTCATTAGCTCGGACTTTGTGGCGGATAGCGGCAATCCGGTTACTCACTATCATACCCTTGGCAGTGCGACGGCGGGCACGAACTATGTGCCGCCAGTCGCTTCGGGAGCGCAGTTCAACGCCACCGAGTCAAACGCACAGTTCAGAATTCGCTCGCCCGGCACACTTAAGAACTATTGCTTCAACGCAGCATCGAACTCGAATGGAAGCGCGCAAACGCAGTCGATAAGAGTTAACGGCGCGGACTCTATTTCGATTTCAGTTCCGAGTGCGACGACCGGCATATTCGAGGAAACGAGTACCAGCGTTTCGCTCGTTAGTGGTGATCTTGTTTGCATAGCTAATCGGCTGGCCTCCGCATCAGCCTATGGAACTACTCCAACCAACTTTATGGCTATCGAAGGCTCGACATCGAGCTTCGATCTTCAATCAGTCCCGACGAGTTCGACGGTCGCAGCTGGAACCAATTTCTGTACTGTTGTCGGCGCGACAGGTGTCCAGACTGTTGAGAGCCAAAGCCAAGTCAAGTTCCTGAACTGCAGCACGTCGAACCTACGTTGTCACGTTAGAACCAATTCCTACGCGGCCTCGGTCACAGTCCGCACGCGAAAGAATGGAGCTAATGGTAACGAAAACCTGACGATCGGCGCGGCCGCCACAGGACATTTCGAGGATAGTACTAACACAACCTCTTGGGCGACTAGCGATCTCTTTAACTACACTATGACCGGCGGCACGTCGGGCACTGCGACTTATGACTTTATTGGAATTACTGTAGCCGGAAGTGTACTTACTAGTGTCGTCGGCGCAGCTACAGGTACTGGCGATGCGACTGCGGTTGGCACAAGTATAATTGCTGCGCAGGGCGCGTCCACGGGCGCAGGCACAGCGGCGGGAGTTGGAGCCCCAACAGCGGCTGGGCAAGGGACATCTGCTGGAGTAGGAAGTGCAAATGCTACTGGAACTGCTATTGTCTCCAGTCAGGGAGCCGCAGCCGGAACTGGTACAGCCAGCTCAGTTGGCACAGGTGTCCATTTCACTGATGGCGATGCCCAGGGCATAGGGTCGGCGAACCTTGCTAGCGCGGCGCTTGTTGCTTCAGTTGGCGCGGCCGCGGGAGTTGGTAGTGCTTCCGGCATCGGTTTGGAGCCGCATGGCACAGCAACTGGTGTTGGTAGTGCAGACGCGGCGGGCAATGCTATTGTCGCCATACAAGGTGCAGCAGCGGGAATAGGAACGGCGGCCTCAGTTGGTACTGCAACGTATTCTGGTCAAGGAGTGGCCGCCGGATTAGGCACGGCCGCTGCCCAAGGGACTCATCTATCTTCTGGCATAGGGCTGGCACAGGGGACTGGTGTAGCTGCAGCGACAAGTACGGCAACTTCTGCGGCAGTTGGAAATGCCGCAGGAATTGGCGCGGCAAGCGCCACAAGTGCAATAATCGTCGGCGTAGCTGCCAGTGCTATCGGTACAGGCGCGGCCTCGGCTCCCTCACAGGTTAGCGCAGAAAGTGTTGGTAATGCTGCTGGGATCGGCAGCGCGATCGGTGCTACTGGAAACGCTGGTAATGCTGTTGGAGTAGGAAGTGCTATTGCGGTTGGCGCCTCGATTGTTGCAAGTACTGGTAATGCGATCAGCCTTGGAAGTGCTAATGCCATTGGAGTTGGCGGTATTATAATTAGCAGCGCCGGGATCGCGTTTGGTTCTGGAAGTGCTCATGCTGAGTCGGCTATACCAGAGAGGGAGCCTGTTTATCTCTATCCGATTGGAAAGAGCCTATACTCGGATTATGCAATCAGGGCCTCTCAGCTTGGCAGAGATAGATACGTTATAGGACGCGGGCACAAGTAAAATGGCTAGTATAACTGGTTATGTCTCTACGATAGTTCCGCCCGAGGGTACACCCTCCGCGGACATACTCGGCGATGACGAGGGCGAGTATTGGTCGCTCGCCAAAGTCAAGCGCTGTTACATGGACTATGTAGGATCTAAACGGGACGAGATAGAGGAGCAGATTCAGGCTCGACAGTACAGACATGGAGCACAGTGGACCACCGCGCAAGTGGAGATTTTTAACAAGCGCAAACAACCTGTCGTAACTTACAATCGGATAGGTCGTAAGGTTGATGCTATTGTCGGCCTGATGGAGAAACTGAAACAGGACCCCAAGGCCTATCCGAGGAACCCGCGCACAACTGATCAGATGGGCGCGGAGTTGGCTACTGGCGTGGTGCGATATGTAGTGGACTCGGAATTGAGGGAGTTTATCTTTCCCTATTCGATCGAGAACATGGCTGTGGATGCTGTCGGCGGCGTTGAGATGATGCTTGTGGAAGGAGATAAGGGCGATACAGATATTGGATTTGCTAAGGTTCAACCGGATAGTTTCTTCTACGATCCGCGCTCGTTCGAGTCGGACTTCAATGATGCTCGGTACATGGGCCTTGGGAAGTGGCTTGATCTAGATGACGCCAAAAGGCTCGCACCAGACAAAGCCGAGGAAATGGAAGGTACGATGACTATGGGGACGGAGTTTACCTCCAACCCTGATCGAGAGAAGCGCTGGATTGATGTGGGGCCCTATCATAAGCGCATCCGAATGGTAGAGATTTGGTACAAGCATAGAGGTGGATGGTGTTGGTGCTTATTTACAGGCGCCACAAAGCTGCGTGAGGGAAAGGGCTATTTCTATGATGAGAAAGGCCGCCAGATTTGCAAGTTCATTATGCAATCGAGCTTTGTGGATCACGATGGAGATCGCTACGGCTTTATACGCAGTCTCCGCTCGTCGCAGGACGAGATCAATCAACGCCGCTCGAAAGGCCTACACGAACTCAATTCGCGAAGAATCAAAGCCGAAGATGGAGCCTTCGCTGACATCGAAATTGCGCGGCGCGAAGCAGTCAAACCTGATGGGGTTGTAATCTATCAACGTGGCTTCAATATGGAGTTTGACGATCAGGTAAGGATAGCCAATGTCGAGGGCCAGCTGAAGTTCCTTGAGGATGCCAAGAATGAGATCGAGAACTTTGGGCCCAACCCCGCACTTATCGGGCAGGGCCTTGAGTACAAGTCAGGAAGAGCAATTAATCTCTTGCAGCAGGCGGGGATCGCTGAACTCGGACCTTTTGTCATCGGCATCAGGAATTGGAAGCTCCGTATATACAGGGCTATTTGGAATGCCGTCCAAAGGTACTGGACCGCGGAGCGCTGGATCAGGGTTATGGACACGGACGGGCTCGCGCAAATGATCCAGATTAATGGGGTTGGAGTAGATCCGCGCACGGGAATGCCGAGGACTATTAACGCGCTCGGCCAGCTGGATGTTAATTTCGTACTGGATGAAGGCCCAGACGAGATCAACATGATGGCTGACGCATATGATACTCTCGTGGCGCTCACGGCCCAGGGCGCAAACATCCCGCCACAAGTACTGCTTGAGCTTGCGCCATTGCAGTCGAGCGTCAAACAGAAGCTGTTGGCACTGTTGAGTCAGACTGATCCGATTGCACAGCAGGCTAAGATGATCGCCCTTCAGAGCGAGCAATCTAAGATTGGGAAGACTCAGTCCGAGACGGCCCTCAATGTCGCCAAGGCGCGTGAGGCCCAACAGGGCGGCGCGCACGGACTCATCGAGCGACAGGTGGATATGGCTCAGGGTCAACAAGAGCACCAGTTTAAGATGCAAGAACTTGCGGCCAAGAGTGCTACCGAGCAACAGACGTCTCGATTACAATTTGGAACCGAGTTCGCAAAGTTACAGAATCAGCGAGCTAAATCGGCGCAGGATCTCGCGGTCAATCATTTGAAGAACATGCAGAAGCTGCGTCAGAGCGAGGAAAAGCATCAGCAGGCAATGCGCCTACGAGCGCAACAGCCTAAGGGAGTAAAGAAATGAATAATCTCGGACTCGTGCTGGAGGTATTCGCATTCGTTTGCTTCGTGATGGCCTCGATCCCGCTCGGATCGCCGCATTGGAATCGCCTCGTGTCCGCTGGCTTTGCGTTTTGGGTAGCTGCGGAGATCTTTGGAGGTGCCGTTCGGGCAGGGTTTTTCGGAGGTCATTAGTGTACCACCAGCGCCATCAAGCGTGACTATATGCAAAGGGTGCTAATATGCCCGCAGTATCTGGAAGGCAGCAACGGTTCTTCGGTTGGTTGAAAGCTAACCCTGCGGAGGCAGCTAGCCGTGGCATCAGTTCGAAGGTTGTCGACGAGTTTGCTCATGCTCCAGGCGGGACGACGAAGGGACTTCCTAACGTGGCGCCGAAGCGACGCGGTGGGATTGACTCTCTTCGGCCGGGAGATTACCGGAGACGGTAATGCCAAAGAAGCAGGAACTGAGCGACATGCCTACCGCGGCCGAGGCAAGTCTGAGACAGGCGATGCCTCCGCAGGCGGTACAGGATTTCTTGGCTGGTCTGGCCGAGCCACTGACGACGGCGGGTAGTTATTTAGGCGATGTGATGAGGACTGGAGGACAATCGTTCGACCCAGCTACTGCGGTACAGGCCGTCGCGCCACTGGCTATGGCGTTGATGCCAGGACGTGGCCCAATGCGGGCCTATCATGGGAGTCCACATACTTTCGAGCGATTCGATATTACTAAGTTAGGCTCAGGTGAAGGCAATCAGACTTATGGACATGGACTTTATTTTGCGCAGGAGCCAAAGATTGCTTCGTACTATCGAAAACAATTAGCTGGCAAAGAGGCGCCCTCGATGTTTGACGAGGCTTATAATAATGCGTGGAAGGCTATTGACCGTTCTGGTTTCAAAATGGCTGGAAATGTACTTGCAGATATAAGAGCTAATCCATTTGATTGGGAGCAACGATTTGGAATTGATCCTATTAAGAATGCAAAGGTATATAACGCGGTTGAGGATTATCTTCGAAGTAGGCCTGGACGTATGTATGAGGTTAACATTGATCAGCCAGAGACATTTCTTAATCGGGAAATTCCTATTTCCGAGCAGACTCCGGAAGTGCAGGCCGCAGTAAAAAGACTTGGATTCGATTATCCACATCTATATTCAGGAGAGGATATTTATGGGATAACACACGGGAAGAGAATACTGGAGAATCAAGCTAATATAGCCAATAGGCCCCTCTCCGCGGAGTTAGTTAGTCCAGCAGCCCAAGCTGCACAGGATTTAAGAGATGCTGGTATTCAAGGAGTCACGTATTATGACCAGTTCTCGCGTAATCGTTTTCAGACTCCAGGAGAGCCACCACCGACCTCGAATATAGTCGTATTTAATGATAAGTTGATTGATATTCTACGAAAGTATGGCATCCCCGGCGTGCTTGGCAGCGGGGCGGCGTTAGATCAGTTACAGTCAGGGAATTATGGAACACGCTAGTACGTCGGCGACAAGACGTAGCGCCGCCAGGGGCGACATCCTGGGCGCGACCGCGAGCGAAAGAGCGGAGGAGTAGACTATGGCAGAGATCGTTAGAACTGAAATAGACGACAAGGATCTGTTCGGACACGCAACAGCTCCTCCAGAACCAGCAGCACCACCGCCCGAGGCGGCTCCCACTGAGCCGATCCCCGCGACGGAAACTCCACCCCCGGCCCCCGTTTCAGAGGAACTTGTTCCTTCATGGCGGCTTCGGGAGGAGACCCAGACTCGTCAGGCCGTCGAAGAGCGTCTACGGATGCTTGAGGCCCGACACAATGAAGTCATGGCCCATCTTCAGCAACAACAGCCGCAGAAGAAACCTGACTTCTTTGAGAACCCGGATCAAGCTACACAAGCGATCATGGCCCGGTATCTTCAGCCCTATGTCGAGGAGACTCGACGGACGCTGATGCACCTGGGAAAGATGACCGCTTCGAGCTTGCATGGTGCTGAAAAAGTGGACGAGGCTGAACAGGCCTTCTTACAGGCCATGAACAACCAGTCCCTTAGCACAGCGGAATACGAGGGCGTCGTACAGTCGCCTAATCGCTACGATGCGGTCGTCCATTGGCACAGACAGAAGTCTGCGTTCAATACTGTGGGGACCGATCCCGCTGCGTGGTTCCAAAAGCAACTCGACGAGAAAATGGCCGACCCAAAGTTCCAAGCAGCATTGCTTGAGAAGATGCGGGCCGGCGCTGCCAAAGGTCCTACTTCTGTGCAGTTACCGCCATCACTCTCGAGAACCACGGCTGCTGCTGGAAACGGCAGTGACTTGTCGCCGGGGGATATGAGTGATCCCAGCCTATTCGCATTCGCGACGAGGCGATGATACGCATCTATCGGAAACCGATACGTACGTATCAAGATAGAAAGGATGGACGGCTATGGCCGTTACCACTATCGAACCCAACAATAAACTCATTAGGTTTACACAGCAAATAAACCGTGAGTATGTTCGGGAGAATATGTTCTCGCCCTATATGAGCGAGAGCCTTACGGCGATCATTCGTCTTCGGAATGAGTTGAAGGCGGGTGGCGAGGATATGAATATCCCTATCGTCACTCGGTTGACAGGTACGGGGGTTGCCACTGGCACTCTGGTTGGCAACGAAGAGAAGATCGACAACTACGGAATGCGGATCAGGCTTGAATGGGCCCGCCACGCAGTTGTCACGACCAAGGCAGAGGCCCAAAAGGACTCTGCGGACATCTTTGGTGAGGCCAAGCCTCTCCTGAGCGATTGGGGCAAAGAACTTCAACGGGACGAGATCATCGCGGCCATGATGGCTCTCCCGACGGAAACTCTTCCCACATCGAGTGGCGGCGTCCGAGTGAATGGTATCCAATATGATCTGGCTACCACGGCCAACAAGGATGCGTTCAACGCAGCCAACTCTGACCGATTGCTCTTTGGCAATGCGGTCAGTAACTTCAGCGCTACGCACGCGACCGCGCTGGCTACACTCGATACCACGAATGACCTCTTCACAGCGACCAACCTTTCGCTGATGAAGCGCGTCGCACAGCAAGCCAATCCAAAGATTCGGCCCTACAAGACCGACGATGGATACGAGTATTTCGTGGCGTTCGCTGGTACCAACGCATTCAGGGATCTCAAGCGATCCTTGGAGACTATCAACAAGGATGCTCGTCCGCGTGAGCAGGCGGGACTCCAGAATCCGATCTTCCAAGACGGAGATCAGATTTATGATGGCTGCATTGTGCGGTGCGTGCCTGAGATCTCGACGTTCGTGGGTACTACGGCCAACCCAGGGCCGTGGGGACCTCCAGCCACAGGGAATCTGCTCCTGGCAGGTACTGGCGGCACCACGCGAGTCGAGCCCGTGTTCCTCTGCGGTCAGCAGGCAGTCTGCATGGCCTGGGGTCAGATGGCCAAGCCTACCTTCCGTAAGGAAGATGACTACGGCTTCATTACTGGCACCGGCATTGAGATGGCCTACGGCGTTGGGAAATTCTTCAAGAAGCATCCCAACACGAGTTCTACGCTCAAGCAGTGGGGCATGGTCACTGGCTTCTTTGCCTGTGCGCAGGATTAAGGAGAACTCTCATGGTAACGTCGCTTAATCGAAGCACTACAGGCCGCGAGTCGGGCTATCAAATGGTCCAGTATATTGCTGGCCGTTTGACCCTGGGCGGTGCCGATGCTGTCCAGAAAATCGGCACCGTTCCTGCGGGCGCTGTTATCCTCAGTATCAACTCGCGTGTTGTCACGGCAGTGACAGGCGGTACGCCTGTCCTTGCTGTGGGCGGGGCAAACACAGGAAGTGCTGCTCCTACGTTCCCGCTTGCTGCTGGTAATACACTTAACGTCACGATGTCCGAGGCCGCTGGAAGTGAAATTCTGGCACCTACCGCGAACATCACTATGCCACTTACTGCCGATCTTGATGTCTATGCCGGCACGAGTGGTGGCTCGACCGCAGGCGATGCGGTCATAGCTGTTGCTTTCGTGAAGCCACTTAATTAGCCTCCCAGCCACACTGAGTGGGCTTCGGCCCACTCTCTTTTCAGATGCGGAGGAATAGATGGTAAAGAAGGTGATCCCAAAGAAGCATCATCCTGCGACAGCGAGGAGGCATGTAGCTCATCATCCTGTCGAGGATGAGCAAGAGGTTAACGAGGCTTCAGCAGCGGAGCCAGAACCGGAGCCCGTGGCTCCAAGGAAAGGAAAAGTTATGGGAACTGTAACTTGGTTGGGTGAAGGAGAAGGCGGGGCCGAGGAGACCTCGATCTTCAACAGGGCCTTTAAGAAAGGCGAGGCCGTGGAGATCGAGGACGAAAACGTACTTCAGCGCCTGTCTGGGAACAAGTATTTTGAGGTCGAGGGATACGAGGCAGTTGACGCTAGGGTACCAACCTCAAGTGTCACATTCGTGCCCCTTACTTCGCAAGCTCCGCCCAGGGGCCCCGTAGAGAAACCCGGTGAGCCACTGGCACAGGACACCGCACACGAGCCTAACGAGACACTGTCTAATGCTCGTTCAAAGATGAAATTCAAGTTCTAGGAGTTCACTCATGGCACTCTTTCCAGGGACCCCAAGTCTACGGACGAGGGTGCTTCCTAGGTTCCCGGCCAATGTACTGGCCGGGACCGGGATCGCTATTACCAAGAGTGGCGGCACGTACACTTTCTCAACTCAGGCAATAGTTGATCTTCCAGTATCAGCACTT